GCGTCCCATCTCGCGCTCGTGGCGTCGCTGGGTCTGGTAGTTGAGCGCAGCGAGCTCTGCCTCGCGTCGGCGGAAGCGCTCCTGCTCGCGGTAGAACCGCGTGGCGTCCGGCTCAATGTGGCCGTGGCTGCGGGGGATGAAGACCTCGGGGCGGTGCTCTCCCACGATGACGGCACGCCCGGCCTGGACGGGGCCACCATGGGCCTTCTGGGGGAGGTTCTGCCGGACGGCCCGATCCACGGCGTGGGCGGCTCCGCTCCGGGTCCCGATGGCCGGCGTGCTGACAGCCGCGACGACCGACTGAGCCTCTGCCCTGGCCGCCTTGGCGCCCTGGGTCGTGACGGTGATCGGGATGTTCTGGAGGGCGCCCTGGACTTGCTTGCGAAGACCAGCGAGCTGCTGGTCGGAAAGGACCAGGGAGACATTGATGCCCGTCAGGCTCTGGGCAGACGAAGGCCCGGAGGCGGCTTGCTTGCCGCCCCCGGCCTTGAGCTGGCCTGCCCCGGAACCGGCCTTGGCAGCCTGCTGCTGGAACGTATTGAGGGAACCCTGGGCGGCCTTCATGCCACCCATGAACTCCCCGGCATCGAGGGTCAGCTTTACGCCAATACTGCTGACTTCGCCCGTCTCACCTGGCATAGGGATCTCTCCCGGGCGCTACACCGACTCTCCAGTGAAAGCCTCAGCGTTGTACTCGACTACGTCTTCGACGCTTGCGAGCTTGTCGCCTTCTGTGGCGACCGTATTTCGGCCGATCCAGTCCTCGCGCAAGGCGAGGTAGAGATGAAAAGGGAGTGCCGCTACCTCGTGAGGCCACTTCCCGTATCTGGCCGCGATACGGAAGATGAGGTCACGAGTGGTCAGGCGTTTCCCTTTGGGGTCTCCTCGGCCGCGTCGTCGGCCTTCTTCTCGGTCTCCGGCTCATCGCCGTAGTGCATCTTGTTCACGGTCTGGTTGAGCTTCAGGACCACCCGCATCGGGAGGTTCGCAAGAGACTCGGGAGTCAGCTTCGGCTCGACCGAGCAGCGCAGGACCATGAGCTTCAGGAGGAGAGAGTTGTCGATGATCTCGTCTTCCTGGCCTGTGGCGAGATTGGTGACCGGCTTGGACGCCTTCTTCACGAGCTCGTCGTAGTCACCGATGGAGAGCTCACGGAGGCGGAAGGTCAGGCCACGAACGGTGACCTCTTCCTCGAGGAAGTCGGGGGTCAGGCTAGTGACGCGAGGTGTCATGGATGGTTATCCCTTCAACCAATAGGGTCCGACCCTCCCGCACCATTCGGGTTTCGGGCTCGTTCTCGACCCTGTATTGCTTGTGCGGCGTGATGTTCAGGAAGATGATCTTGCCGTATTCGTCATCGTTCCACAGCGCGTCGCTGACAAATGAAAAGACGGCGTGAAGATCGTAGAGGCCGGCATCCCGACCTTGATCTCCGCGCCGCTGAAGCGTCCAGGAACTGAGCTCCCCGACCTTGGCTCCAAGGAAGGGGATTTCCACGGTGCCGGCGGGACTGTAAATCCCTGACCGGATCGTCTTGAACAAGTATCCCATCGCGAACTCCCTGCGCTGGAGGCGGCTGACAGCCGGGAGGGGCCGATATTTCGGCCGCCTCCAGCGCGGATGCTACGAGATTAGGAGAGGGTCCCGTCCGAGAAGACGGTCCACGCCGACGAGGCGCGGAAGTTGCCGGTCGTCTTGATCGCGTCCGAGATGCTCGCCGTGATCGAGGCGTCCATGAGACCCGGGCCCTTCGCCACGAGGATCTCGCTGGAGACGCGGTCGTCCGCGTAGAGGTAGATGTAGATCGCGTCCGAGGACGCGGCGTTCACCTGGTAGTCCCCGGAGACGTCCAGGAGGCCCGCGAAGGTGCCCTGGATGTCCTTGAGGCCGACGAGGTAGGTCTTGTTGGTGGCCCCGAATGAGGTGCTGTCAACGTAGTCACGAGACAGGTTCAGGGTCCACTCGGTCTTGGCCGTGAGCTTGACCTTGGCGCCGTAGGTGTCGACCCCCGTCGCGAACGCGACGTAGATCGCCCCATTTTTGCCGTGCAGCTTGGTGCCGGCTCCTGTTGCCATTGTTCAACTCCTTCAGGGAATGTCCCATGCCCCGGCAGACTTGAAGTTGCCGGAGATGCGGACCGCATCCGAAATGCTGACCGTCACGGAGCAATCCACAAAAGCGGGACCAGAGGCGATCGGGGAGGCACCATCCTCGGCATAGACGGCCACCGTGTAGGCGACTCCGTCGTTGCTCTGGAGGGCAAGATCCCCGTCGATGTCCAGCAATCCCGCGAAGGTCCCCGAGATGTCCATGAGGCCAGCCGCGTACACCTTGTTCCTGTCACGGAACGTGGAGACGTCGGCGTAGTCCCGGTTCATGTTCAGGGCCCACTCGGTCTTGGCGGTGACCTTGGTTCCGTTGATGTAGATGGCGCCGTTCTTGCCGTGGAGCTTTCTCATAGGGCCTGGTCGGTCCAGACCGAATACGAGCCGCCCACCTGGTAGATGCGCTTTCCCTCGGAGTCGATGTCTGGCCCCGTTGGCAGATCCGCGACCCGGCGGCAAAGCAGGCTGGTCTGCCCATCGACATTGAGCCCAGCCTCGTTGAGGGCCCCGGCGACGAGCGCGTCGATGTTGTTGGCATCGACGGGGTTCTCCGCATAGACCGAAACGTCGATCAACGCCTGGATCATCATGCCGGTCCAGTCATACGCATACGGGGCCGCCACGAGCTGATAGGTGATGAACGGGTAACGGACCTTGCGGGGAGCGATCCCCTCGTGGATCCCGCCTCTTATGGCGGACACGAGGGAGGGTGAGGCGCGGAGCGCCTGCACGACCGCTCGCTTGACCGGGGCGACGGATGTCGTTGTCATCGGTCGTTCCCCTTCACAGCCGCACCATGATCTCGATCTCCGTCTTCCCGGAGCCGGCGCGGGCAGCCTCGGTGACGGCAGCCGCAATGCGACTGACGACTTCATCTCGGCTCTCAGCCGCCGCCGGGCGAAGGAAGGGGTGGGCCGCGTTGTGACGCGTCCCGAACTCCTGGTACTTCGCGTAGCGGGTCGGTGAGATGACCCATGCTTCAGCCCGACTTCCAGCCAGCGTGGCGGGGGTGGCGCGGATCTCTCCACGCAGCCGACCGCCGACGTTGAGGTGCTGGAAGGTGGCGAAGGAAGGAGAGAGCCTCCCTGTCGGGGAGCGACTCCCTGGCTTTGGATGAGCTAGCGCCTGGCGCACCTCGTACGCACCGCGCCTGGTGAGCGTTGACCGGTCACCCTCGACGTACGACTCGAGCGCAGCAGTGGCTGCCGCCAGACGGCGTCCCCGCCAGTTGACCGGGGGCCGGCCAGCAGAAACTGCCTGAACCGTCCTGTTCAGAGAGTCAGATCCAAGGGGGCTAACGCCCCGCGATTGAGGGGCCGACTGGGGACGAATGCTGGGCCCGCCACCCCGAAAGATGTGGCGCACCGGAGCCAGGCTCCGGGCTCTCGCAGCGACGATGTTCGCGCCTTCCCCCAGGGCTTCGGAGGCGGCCTCGAGGATCGCCTGGCCGAGCTCCTCGAAGGAGATCATTCCTTCTTCCTCAGACTGCACGTCAGGAGCGGCAGCCAAGTTCCCTCGGCCGTGGTGTCGCTGACCGTGTAGTCGTCGATGGGGTTGGTCGCAACATGAACATGATCACCGGTCCTGATGTCGGTCCCGACCGGAAGGAAGAGGCGGTAGGTGTTGACCGTGACGATCTGGCCCGTGTCCACCTGTTGAACCGGGGTTGGTGTTGATTGGAACCAACCCTTGACCTCGAGACGTCGTGTCTCGTTCGTCAGGTCGTAGGCCAGGAAGTCGTCTCCGTAGTCTCCACCTGGCGGGATCGGGCCCTCCGACCGGCGTTCGATGGTGACCGGGGTAGTCATCCCGAGCATGGCTAGATCACGCATCCGGGCCATCTGGTTCTCGGTCAGGAAGCGATCCTGCCGTGGCATGTCAGCGCACCGTCAGATGGTCTGCGGCGTACCCACCCAGGAGCAGGGCAGCCTCTGGGATGAGCATGTTCAGGTTCTCGACCAGGCCCTTGGCGCCACCTCGCCGGATGTCCTTCTCCATCTCGACCTCGGCCACCCTGAGTTTCGTCAGGTGAGCCATGCCCCGCGACTGGAGCTCGGCCTGGCCGTGTAGGTAGGCCACGATGTGGGCGGTCCCGTACTGGATGTCCGTGGGCAGCTTGTGGTGGTAGGACGCCGTGACGATGTCCGAGGCGAGGAGGTTGGAGTCGAAGACGACCGTTCCCTCGATCGGATCCACGGTGAAGCTGGTCGTGACTACGGTGCCGTTCTTCTTGATCACCGGGGCCCGGGCGGAGTCGGTGAACCAGAACTGGTTCTGAGCCCGCCAGGTCTGGCCGTCCGTGCAGGACAGGTACTCGTCTGTGACCTCGAAGTCCCAGCCGTAGGTGTAGCTGGTCTTCGCGAGCGGCGAGGCGAGGTAGACGTTGGGAACGATGAGGGCGTTGAAGAGGCCGAAGCTCGTGATCGCCAGGCTGACGATCTCGAAATACTTCTCGGTGTTGTTGATCATCAGCTCGGTCGGAGCGATCTCGATGTACTGCGTGTTCGTGACATAGATGCGGAAGTTCGAGATCGTCAGGAGCGGCCAATGGAAGAGGTACTGCCGGCGCTGTCCGATGTCGAGGGAGTTGACCGGGTAGCGCCAGGTGTGTGCCTCGCTCGTGATCGTGCCGCCCCGAAAGTCGTGCATCTGCGGGATCCGGGGCACGTTGCAGTAGGCGTTGACCACTGTCGTCGCCTGGTTGACCAGGGACAGGAGCTCGGTGTCGTCGAGCTCGGAGGTGTCAATGCCGAAAGCCATCTCCCGGAACCGCGCTGGAGTCAGATACATCGCACCCTCCGGGCATGCGAGAGGGCCGCCCCGAAGGACGACCCTCTCACGCTGTGGCCTAGACCTGGACCCTGATCTTGTTGGACCAGGGCAGGACCTTCACCGCGAGCCCGTTCATCATGAAGACGATGTACAGGTGGGTGAGCTGGCCGCTGATGCCGATCGGGATCTCGAGGACCGTGGGACCCGGGCTCCCGAGGTAGGGCAGCGTCATGCTGCTCTCGTCGAGGATGTACAGGTCGCGGTACTCCGTCGGCCCGATGTGGTACGAGGCGATGGAGTCGCCCGGGACCACCGCGAACGGGAGCTGGCCGGCGTAGGTGTTGACCGCCTGGGCGGTCGTGCCGACGCCGATGTTGACGTAGTTCGGGCCGACCAGCCGGACGTTGGTGTCCTGCTGCTCGTCGAACGTGATCTTCTCCTGCGGATGGCCCCAGATGATCGACGGCATGCCGCCGGCCTGGGTGATGTGCAGGAGGGCCTTGTCCACCTGGTTGCGGAACGCGCCGGTCGCGTAGGTGGAGGTGGTCGCGGCCACGAAGGTGGAGGGATCGAAGCTGTGCGCGTTCGTGGTCAGGAGCTGGCGAAGGCCGGTGAAGGCATTCGCGTCGTACAGGCCGAACTCGTCGTCAGCCGTGCCGGAAGCGACCGTGGCGTTGCCGCCGAAGATCTGCTTCTGCATCTTGTGGGACATGGCACGAAGGCCACCCTGAAGCTCGATCGCCTCGGGGTTGTAGTTCATGCCGCCCGCCATGACGGCGAACTGGGACTTCAGCGAGATGCCGCGCCGGGTGGCGAGGATCGCGACGTTCGTGGACTTCCGCTCGTAGGTGCTGGTGTCATCGGACACCGTGCCGAGCTCGGCCATGAACTTCGCATCGCCGTAGGCCGTGATCTGGTTCCACGCATGGAGCAAGCCGTTGGCCGGCTCCTTGGGGAACCGGTCGTAGGCCGGGAACATGCGGATGAAGACCTCGTAGAGCATCGGCTCGAGGTCCTGGCGGATCAGGGCGGTGGCCCCGCCCGTATCCAGGGCCTTGGCGATCTCCGGCGAGAGCTGGCCGCTCAACTGGTTGAACGCGTTCTGGGCCGAGAAGCCCGCCGTGTTCAGCCAGAGATCGAGCGGGATGCCCGTGTCCTTCGCAGCAGCCTGGCGAGTGATGAGCTCGATGATGTTGCTGGTGGACTTGGTGCGGAGGGTGTCGGTGAGCGCCATGCGCTCATCCGGCGTGATGTAGCGGCGGGTGGTGGGAGCGGGAGTGCCCTGGTCCTCGACGCCCTTGACTTCAGGCGTCGCGACATTGGGGGCCTCGTTCATCTTCAGGAGCGTCTGACCGATCTGCTCCTGAGTCTCGAGGACACCCTTCAGGAGGGCCTCCAGCTCTGGCGACATTG